CTATTCAGCGAGGATCCCGGCAATATACCATGTGCCGTCCAGCTTTGTCGATACATACCTGAAGTTGAGTTCCCGGGAGCCCTGATCACCGGTATAAATGCTCGTGGCGATGCACTCTACGACGGGGTGCCCGTCCGCAAGGAGCCTTTTCCCGAGTTCCGTTGCCGGCTCATTGACCAGCATTTCACCCTGTTCCGTCGTGCTCTCATAGTACATGAACTCCCGTGTCTGCAGCCTGTAGTATTCCAGCGCTCCGGAATATCCGTAGGAAGGTGGAACCAGACAATCCTCCATGCTTGCTCTTTCCCGGTCTTCCTCCCTGTCGCTTTCCACATGGCCGCCGTGCGCTGCGATGTCCGCTTCCATGAATCTGGACGCGTATTCATACATCAGATAGGACACGTCATTCAGGTCTTCTGTTGTCACGGTCAGTCCGCTGGTTTGTACCGGGCTTCCCTGTGCATTGTTTTCCGTGCCGGAGGAAGCAGCGGTATGGTCCGGCCTCCCTGCGGCATTGGTCACGCGCACATACGAAGGAAGGGACGGAGAAGCAGCGGATAACCTGACCACTGCCAAGGCAATGATTGAGACAGTGACGACAACTCCGTACAGATGTGAAAGGATCCAGTTCCTGATCACCGAGAGGAAACTGTCCTCCGCTTTTCCTCTCAGTTTGTCCTTTGTTTTCCGGTACAGATATTCCTTCAGCAGGTTTTCCTGCGGATGCATGGTCTTTCCGCAGACCTGGCATGTATCCGCGTCTGCAGCGTTTTCCGCGCCGCAGAATATGCAGTACTTTGTGTTTTCCATAATATTCATTGTAACCAAACAGTATCGTTTTTTGTTAGTGAAAATACCAAAAAACCGCATGTTGATGCGGTTTCCGGTTAATGGTGGAGCTTAGGCCAAGAACCCCGTTCTGCGGAACTATATAGGAATTGTGTCGAAAGCCGCATAAATACTGCACTTACAGCACTTTTTCTTTTCTCCGTTTGCAGGCACAATGTTGGCTCTGATACAACTTTTTTTGTATCAAATTTGTATCAAAAAAAGACCATCCGAAGATGGTCTCATTTCTTAACCGAACAGCTGATCGTACAGATCCTGCTCATTCGGGAACATCGATCTGACAGCTGATGTACCGTTCATCCGGAAGGCATTGGATCTCCTTGAGTTTCCTCTTGAAGATCCTCCGCTTCTTCTGTAGGTAGATCCTGTGCTTTCATTGATCTGCTCCAGCAGTTCTTCATACTCCTCATCACTCATGTTGACTACTGCCTTTGACAGACCGAAGTCAGCGTATGTCAGAGGATCATCTGCATTCCTGTTCTCATCAGACTCAATGAAGTCCACGATGATCTGGTACGATCCATCCTCCTCATAAGCCAGACGGTTGACCGCACTCTTGGAGTTGTCGATCTTGTTGCCGTCTGCGTCTGTGAAATTTCTGGACTCCAGGCTGCTCATCGTCTGACCCAGTGCTTCCGAATCAATGCCATCAATCGATGTTACAGTATCGTATGCCTGCTGTCTGGAAGGACTGAATGTGTAGTCGCTTGCAGGAACCGATTCTGTACCCGTAGGCAGCGATTCTTCTCCGGTTGCAGGAACACTCGTCTCCGTTGCCCCCGTGCCGAATATCTCATCATATGCCCGCTGGAACTCATCATCATCCATTGCGGCTACTTTCTTGCCGATCCCGTTTGTTCCGGATCTGAAGGCATCCTGATCTTCTGCATTCATATATGCTTCGGACCATTCATCCCACAGGCCTGCATCCTCCAAAGCCTTACGTGTCGCAAGGCCCTTGGCATTGGTTACACCGGCAGGATACTCAACCTCTTTCAGGGATTTCATTGCCTGCCATGCATCATAGCTGTCCGCACCCATGTCCACCAGCGTGTTCATTACATCGGTTGTATTCTCTCCCAATGCAGTGCGGTTCTCCAGGTAATCACTTCCTGCTTTGGAAGCGTAGGAGCCGAACAGCAGTGACCGTACCACATCCACCGGATCTGACTTGTCGATCATGTACTTCAGCTTCCCGGAAGATGTATATGCACCTTCCTTCAGCCCGTACACACCATTTCCGAAGTGAGGAATGTATCCCATGTCCTGCAGCGTCTTGACAGTTCTTTCTGCCTGTCTGCCGCCATAAGGCATGCCGTAGTTGGTGATCAGTTTGGTCCAGTCCACTTTATCCGCATTGCCGCTCAATACCTGCGCAGCAGGCTTGATCATACCGGACAGACCGATGTTGCCGATGCCGTACCTTGTAGGATCGTGTTCACCGAAGTAGGATGTGAACCCGTCACCGCCCAATCCTGCAAGCTCGGAGATCAGTGCACCCATGGTCATGTTGGACAGTGTCTCACCTGCCACGTTGCCCATCAGCCCGAAGATCGTATCCCTTGCAGTGTCGTTCTCTTTGAACGCATCCAAGATCGCTGCGAACAGATCGAAGCCGGTTCCCTCTGTATTGGTGACCTTCTTCTTGAGAATATTCATTAAGAACGTACTCAGGAACAATCCGAACAGGGATGCTGCCTGCTTCTCTCCTACCAGGTGCTTCATCAGCTGCCACTGGTTGTTCACTTCCACCTGGAACGGTGCAAGGATCTTCACCACTTCAGACTTCTGCTGCAGCGCGACTTCACCGATGCCTCTGCCGGCAACGCTTCTTCTGGTAATCTCATCAGCGTACTGCACCGGGTTGCTGACACCCAGTCTTTCGCCCTGTGCCTTCGCTGCATACCAGATCTGTTCAGCGACCGCCCGGTCACCGAATTCCATCATTGCTGCAGTGAACTTCTGCGGTGTGGTCATGTCTGCCAGCGGAGCAGTGAAGTCATCGAAGAACCTTTCCGTCAGGAATACCGATTCATCAACAGCTCTGTCCGGAGAGAACAGATCCGTTGTGTATTCAGCCAGTCCCTTTGTCCAGTCCTGTACAGCCTTCACACCGCCCTTCTCCTGCATGACGGCAATGCCGTTCGGCAGGTTGTAGAACTGTGCGATAGCGGAATTCAGGTTGCCCATGACAGCGTTGGATTTGACTCTGCTGTTCATCATCTTCAGAAGCGTGAGGACCTGTCTTCCCTTGCCGTTGGCAGCGTAAGTCAGCCACCGGTCATACGGATTGGTTTTCCCGGCCAGATCGTTCACCCATGCGGAATAATATCTGATTGTGGTAGACATATCCCGGTCAGCTTCATCTGCAGCGTTCTTCATCTCCCTGATCACACCCCTCATGTAGGCAGTGTACGGATCAATGAAGATCTTCTGCTCGGCACGGTCCATGTAGCGCAGCATTCCACCTATTGCATCCGGAGTGTACTCACCGTTGTTTCTCTGCTGCATGGCACCCCACCATCTTGCGTTCGGCTGTGTCCATTCGGAAATATCCGCCAGCTGGTTGGAGATGTTATTGGAACCTTCGTTCTTGATCACATCCATGAATGCACCCCAGATGTTCTTCACGGTCGGCTTCACATCCTGGAAGTGATGAACATAATTCTGTCTCAGAGGAAGACGCTTGTTCAGCCGCACTTCCTTTGATACATCATTGTACTTCTTCGACAGCTGCTTGATCTCGTTCCTGTACCGCTGGATCTCCTTTTTGGATGCCTTATCATTGATGAGCTTCTCCAGGTATGCCTGTTTTTCAGCGATCTGGTTCTCGATCATCTCACGGATCTGACGCTCCTCTTCAAGGATTGCCTTCTCCGGATAGATCATCTCCAGCGCTTCGTTGATCCTGGTGTAGTAGTCATCATACATTTCTTCCAGGATCTTCGCTGCTTCTACGATCTTCTCCCAGTTTTTGGAATCCTGCTTGAGATCCGCAAGCGTGTACATGACTTCACGCTGGTTCTCCGCATTGGTGTCTTTGGATTTCTCCATGTACCACTGCAGGTACTTGGAATCATCCGATCCCGCCGCGATACCCAGCTTGTCTGTAATGTAGGAAAGCTTCTTGACACTCTCCTTGTAGTGTTCGAACATTGCTTTCTTGGCTTCGTAGAACGGATCTTCAACGATCCTCTTGATCGCATCGTTGACTTTCTGATTCCCATCTGCCATCTGATCACGGTTCTGTTCCTGAGACTTCGCCATCGATCCGAGATTCTGACCTTCGCCCATCCAGATATCGATGTCTTCCTTCATGGCTTCCGCTCTCTTCCTGGCTTCGGATCTGTCATCCTCATCCATCTCGGATTCCAGCTTACCCGGTACATAGTCCTCTGCCTTTATACCGTAGCCCTGATCGACATCCTTTGTGGCTTCTTCGTACTCGTTGTCCGACAGGCCTATGCCCTGGATCGCGGACTGTGTCTTCTGCTTGATGGTCGGTTCCGGTGCATCCTCATCCGAAGGGAACTGGTAGTTCTCTTCACCGTATGCGGAAGTGAGATCATTCTCTCCCTGCTTATCGTTGAACACCTGATCATACAGATCCATGTATTCATCATCCAGCATCAGGTCTTCCTCATTGGCAGCTGCATCTTCAATCATCTGCTCAAGGGAATCCTTGTTCGCGAAGTATTCTCTGGTCCTTGCCGCACTCAGTGCCTTCCTCTCAGATGTCGCCTCATCGATTTCCGCCTGCGTGGGAGCGTTGACATACTGTCCCCTGGAATTCCTTCCATGGTCGTACTTCATATCGTTCCATGCGGCATCAATGACCTTCTGTGCATCATCAGCATCCAGCGGGCACATCTCCGCAAGCTTCTTCGCATACGGTTCCGTTGTGGAAGGCCGCGTCCGGTCATAATACTTGTCCGTACTGGCTTCCCGTATTACGCTCTCCGCTGCCTTGACTGTCTGCTCCACTACAGGATCATTCGCTGTTGTACCCAACAATCCGCTGATCCATGTCCTTGTACCCAGAGACATATGGTCATCGTAGGTAAGAGGAACCACAGCCGCATGAGTGAAGTTGTCATTGGCGAATTCTTCATAGCTTCCGTACTCACCCATGTGCTTTTCGGCTTCCATGATATCCCGTGCAGCATTGTCCATCTGCTCGATCATGTATTCGAAACCGCCGTCTGCCATCCTGGAAGACGATGCAAGCTGTTCATTGTTGAGTATGGAATCCCTGAACCTGGACATCATCGAAGGATCATGTGCTCTTCCCTCAGCTGTATCCAAGAAGATCCGCTTGAGGAAATCGGTGTAGTCACCGGTCCTTGTGATGCCGTTCGCTCTCAGGAACTGCCTTGCGTCACTGATCGGTGAATGGACATCATCCGTACCATAGTCGCGGTACATCTTCATCGGACTCATCCTGTGGACCGGAATGTCCACTTCCTGATGTGTCTCCGGGAGAATCTCCCTAATACGGTTCTCGGTATTCTCCTTCTCCGCCTTCAGCGTTTTCCTCCAGTACGCTTCCGTACCGTAGACCATTCCTTCATTGCGGGTCTTGTTGCGCTTCTCTATGGTTGCGTTCTGTGCCTGCTGGAGATCATTGACATAATCCCTGGATAGCCGAAGCTTGATTTCCTGCGCTACCTTTGCGCCGTTTGGATCGGACTGGATCATCCTGTCCGCATTCGCTGTGCCGGTGTGATCGATCGCCTTCAGGTAACGATCAACCAGCAGCTCTGCATTCCGGATGCCTTCCTTGTCCCTCAGCTTCTCCATCAGCTGGTCATAGCCAAGCTTACCGCCGAAGGCTTCTGCACCCAGTGATTTCCTGTTGTCATCGTCCACCTGGACCTGTGCCTGCTGAAGGATGTTGGAGATCCACGCCATGTCAGAAGCTTTCTTGTTCTTCTTGTAGACACGCTTGGTGAATTCACTGTCACCCTTCTGGTTCCTGGTGATCTCTACTGCTTTGTCCCATACATCGTCATCAATAGCCCTGGTGTCGATCCTTCCGTCCTTTACGGGTATCTTGTAATCCTCAAAGGAGCTGCTGTTGTTGCGCTGGACCAGTAATGGATTGACTCTGGCAAGATCATCTTCGGAGAGAAGGTTGCGGGAATACAGTTTGTCATAGATTGCATCTTTCCCAGTTTGGACTCTTTCTTCGCCAGGATTCAACTTCTTGAATATCTCTAATGGTAGATCCGTTCTCCATTTACTGTGATTGACATCGTTAAGTAATTCAGCTATTGTTTTAGTATAAGATACACCTTGTGCACGAGGAACGCTCGTGTTATAAGATGTATCTTTTTCTGTGTTTCCTATTTCTGCCACTTCCACAGATTTTACTTTATGAAGTTTTGGAGAAAACGGCTGTGTTTTATCAGGCCTTTCATCATCTACTACTATTCTTGCAAGGTATTCTTGCCCATTAACAGAAAACTCATTAAAGTAGATTGCGTATTTGAAATGCCATCGGTTTTTATCCTGCCCACGTTCAGAGTATTCTGTTCTATTGAGTAATCGTGCTGACTTGAATAACTCTGCTACATTTACTAAAGCAGTATATGTTTCCCCTGTGTTATTTCTACTTCTGCGAATACCTTCTGATGATATATCAATCTGCTCTTTTGTGATGTCGTTGACAGCAATATTATCACCAAACAGTCTTTGAGCATTATCTCTAATTGCAGGCTTTAGATCAGGGTCGCCCTTCATTGTATAGCTTTCAAAAGATAATACATTTAGTCCTGGAAGCTTCTGAATATTATCCGCCGTGTAATACTGTGGATTCCATTTATCTGTAATGTACCGCTCGCCGTTTTCGTTTATGCCATTGGTATAATCTTGTGTATTCTGTGAATACTGCTTATCCTGCATTCCCTGTATAGCTTCGTTGTCAAGAATTCTGGAATACCGGTAATCAGGATTGCTGGTAGGATTCTCGTTCTGAATCTCCTTGATCTGTTCCGGATGGAATGCAATGTACTCTTCATTGCCGTTGTTCACACCGTCATAACCAAGACTTTCAAGGTACTCTCTTGCCTTCACACCGGCATTGTTCTGACCCTGGAATTTCCTGAGTGCAGCGTATGCCTGCTGTTCGCTTGCCGGATTGGTAATGTTCAGATAGTACGCTTTCACGTTTCTGCCATACCCACCGGCATCGATCTCCCAAGGACTGAAGAAAGATCCCTGGATATCCATCGTTGATCTTCCTTTTGTACGATCAAACACTGTAAAGTCTTGATCTGTTCCGTGATACACAACACGGAGATTCCCGTCTTCATCACGGATCGCGGAATCCTTGAAGAAGGATTGCTGCCCTTCAGACAGCTCACGTCCTTCGGAATCCAGGTTACGGGAATACTGACCACTTGATTTGTTGGAGGAATCTGATAAAGTATTATTAGATTCAGTACCACCGCTCGTCTTGGACGTTAGGTATGGGGCATCATCTGATGCATCTACCGTTGTGGAATGAATCTTTTTTTGTTCCAGCGTCTGATTGATATATAACGAATTAAACCCTAATGTGTGATGTTTTCGGCTTGTAAATTCTGCAATACGATATGTACCGTCTGGGTATATTTTAATAAACTCATAGATTCTTTGATTGCTTTTGTTTGTTCTATGCGTGTCAACGATCTTATCAGGATGTGCGATTATTTCTGGGAGTCTTTTATAATCGTCTTCTGTTGGCGGGCGTTGTCCTCTTAGCTCTTCTGTTTCCTGCTTACCATGATCTCTTAAATCATGATTCACCTCATCAGTTCTTAAAGATACATTATACCCAGTAATATCATTTCCCGTTTCAGCATAAAACAATTTGGACAGTTTAGTTCCCACTTTCCCCAGATATACAGTCTTTGATACAAATGGGATCTCGTCTCTCCACATCTTGAAAGCATCATTAACAATCGCCTGATAGTCTCCATTTACCCCATCTATTACAATACTTTTGGCATTTGCAAAATTATCGATGTCATGTTGGTTATAATACTCGAATGACCCATCTGCCACAAATTCCTGAGCTATCGCTGTTTTGTTATTGTTAATACTGTCTAAGTATTTGGAATACTTCCTATCCTGCATTCCTTGTTCAGCATTGTCAGCCACATCCGAATTCATGAATCTCTGTTCCAGTTCATTGTGTGCATCAATGGCTTCCTGGAACATCTTCACTGCTTTCCGAATGGTTCTTCTCTGGTCCAGACTGTCCAGCTCTGCCTGGTTGTTGGCAATCTTGGCAGAAAACCGCTGTAAGCTTTCCAGTACTTTCTGCGCAAGCCCCGGTTCTCTTTCCACCATCATATCGACAACACTTTCATTGCCGAACAATTCCTGTGTCAGATATGCAGATGTTTCATCATCCAGAAGATCCCACGCTTTATATGCATCCTGGATATTATTGATACCGTATGCCGGTATGATCTTGCCCTGCAGACCTTCTACATTACCGTATTTCTCTGTGAAGTTTTCCAGTACACCACTATCGGCAGCTGCTTCCAGGAACTTCCGGAATGCGGATGCTTCCTGTGTCCCTCTGATCTCATGCCATATTTCATGTGCTGCTACTGCAACAATCGGCTCTGTAGACTGATCAGACAATACGATACGGCCATCATCATAATGGACACCATTAACCCTCTTGCCATTAGCATCTACTACCTGATCTGCATCAGCGAACTCTACCATGTATCCGGATCTGTTGCTGAGGATCGTGATCCTGTCCGCATCGTTCTGATTGATACCGTACTTTTTTGCCTGCTCCTTGATGTATTCAGTATTCGCTGCCTGTGCTGCTTCTCTTGTCAGTGCATCTTCAGACCGGAGATTCTCGTTTGACAGGAATCTGTCACGGATTTCTGCTTTCCTTGCCTGCTGTGCTTCCGCATCCATACTGTTGGCAATCGGATCATTCACAAGCTCTCTGTTTAGAGCTTTTTCGTACTCGTTGGTATTCCGGATCTTGTTCACTGCCTGCGTTAAATCCGTAGATATTGCACCTGGAAGATTCTGAAGATCATTCTGCCATGCCTGTATTGTTCCACTCGGATTTGAACTCAAAGAAGAGAATGCCGCACTCATACCACCGGCAAGAGCATCATTCAATATCTGCGCTCTGTTCTCCGGAGAAACAGAATACACTGCCGCATCATACAGATTCTGCCAAAACTGTCCGTCAGAATTGTCTTTCAAAGCAATATCAATATATGGTTTCAGGAATGCATTCAGACCCTCTTCTGTAGCTTCACCAGGGAGATCAAGAATGCCCATCGGCTGTCCACCAACCTTGTTATTCACAAGGATAGGGATATCTCTGATGCCAGGAATCGCATCAAGCATTTCTGTGCCGACTTCTCCCAAGCCTGTCAGCTCACCATGCAGTTTCGCCTGTTCAGCAGTATATCCTGCATCAAGATCCTCTTTCATTTGTCGGCCTGCCACCAAAGCATACATAGGAGCTAAAGATGCAGCCTTGACCAATGCTCCTGCCCCACCACTTCTGTACAGTGCTGTTGCAAGCGCAGACCTTATGGTGTTCTCACTTGCATTCTCCAACACCTGACCCATCATAGTATCGGACATTTCGTTGGCAAGAGAATCACTCACATTCTGTAACTGCTCTTTGACCTCACTGTTTTGGTATCCGCTGATCATCTCATCGTAATACCGATTGCCCTCGGAAACATCTCCATAGCTTTCCATATTCGCTGGATTCATCAGATACTTGGAAGACACCATGCCTGTGTACAAATCTTCCGGTGATTCTGTAGCCTGATGGACTCTTGCCCATCCTTCAGAAGCATCGTATACACCAACACCGAAATTAGCAGCACCTCTTGCATAGGACTTGCCTGCATTCGCTGCGTCATGAAGAGCTTCACTTACCTGCTGTGCCTGTTCCAATGCTTGCAGATTCTGACCGGCAGCAATCTCTGAAAGTATATCTCCACCTTCAGTGAACCGATTGTCCTCTTTCGTCAATTCCTTGCGGAACTCTGAAGCACTATCCGCAGCAATATTGGCAAGCTCATTTATTGCTTCATCTCTGCCATTGAATACGTTGTCGGTAGACTTTGCCTGTCTTCTCGCTTCTTCATTCTGCTGTTGAATGACAGTATCCATCGTATTATTGGCATTCTGCTGATTCACCCTGGAAACAGACTGTATCTGCCTCTGTGCTTCTTCCCTTTGCTGTCTTTCAATGTCGCCAAAAGAAGCCCCGTTTCCGGAGCTTCTCTGTTCTTCTTTTTTCTTACGGTTTGTAGCCATAGGACTACCCCCTTTCAGATCAATAGTTGATGTTGGAATATGTGTTCAGATTCCGCAGCAAGTTTGCCTGGTTGTCCTGCTGGAACAATGCGGCAAGCTGTGCAGCACTCAGTCCCTGGAACATGCCGTTCGCCACTGCAGGGTTCTGGTTGAGCTGTGTAGCCGCCAATCCTTTCGCCTCATCACTCACTCCGCCATACTGATACAGCGGATTGCTCAGTGCACTGATCAGTCCGGATGTGAAGTCACTGGACACCATAGCCTCATTCTGTGCCTTCCTTGCTGCAATGTCTGCCCACATCTGGGTGATTGCCTGCTGGATGCGGCTGATCTCATTCTGTTCCTGGACACCGATCTCATTCAGTGCATTACCGTATGTGGCATTGACATTCAGATTTTCCTGCCTGCCGGCACCGCTGTTCAGCAGACCTCTGTTCGCCTGCGTCTCCCTCAGACTCCGCAGAGACTTATACTTGTTCAGTTCGCTCTGGTTCTTGAGCTTCTGATAATCCTGTCTTGCCTGATCGATCTGATTCTTATAACTCTGTTCCGAAGCCTTGCCCTGCTGATCAAGTGCAGCATTCGCATTCGCAATTGCCTGCTGTCTTGCGGCAAGCGCTGCGGACAGATAATCCAGGTAACCGAGATTGTAGTCGCTTGATCCGGTAGATGTGCCGGAGGAGCTGGAATACGATGTCTTGGTTGGTGTGGTTGTTGGTGTTGCCGGTGTATCAGGTACAATACTGGTCTTTGCAGCGTTCGCTGTATTTTTAATCTTATTGATTACACCAGGAACAAGACCGCTTGTTGTACGGCCAAGATCCCCACCGCCGTATTCAATGTTCATCATGTTTGCCATATGTTATCACCTTTCTATGAACTGCTTAAACAGCTCATCCCTGACCTCTGTCAGTTTCTTTGTGTCGTTGCCATCGATCTCATGATTGATCAATGTCGCAAGCGCGATTCCCAGTGCATTCAATGAGCTAGTAATCTTGTCCAGCTTCTCATCAGTATCGTCCAGCTTTCTGTCGATTCTTTTGAGATGCTCGTCATGATCCTTCAGCTCAGCCGTATGCCTGATCATTGTGTCCTGCAGTTTATGTGTCGGTGTTAAGGAGAACAAATACTGCACCCCTTTTACACCGGCAACGATGGTGCCGACAGCACCGGCAATCATCAACAGATCCTGCCATGTCATCACGCACCATCTCCATTCCGGGCATTGTATTCTTTTCTCTTGGAAATAACTACGCTGCCAAGGAATGTAGAGAATGCCATCACTGCAGCACCGATCTTTTCCGCCACGTCCCAGCCGAAGATCATTCCGAGAGTCACAATCAATGTCGCAATTCCCGGCAGCAAAAGCTCGGCACAATAGCGGAGACGGTCAAATGTTTCACTGCTCATGCCTGGTACAGCGGGAATCTCTTCCTGCATTTCGTCCTGTTCATCCACAGGCACTTCATCATTGGGCATGGTTTCTTCTCCCCCTTCCTGCGGATCTTCCTGTATCGGCTCGATTTGACCTGCAGGATGATCCTTCTTCTTTGCAATTACTGCTACGTTCGGCAGTTTCCTGCCGGTGTAGATGATTGGTTCATAACTTGATGTTGCGGACTCTCAGGCCATCATCTGTGTAGATCCGCCAGAATCCATCAGCATCGCCCACTCCGCACCGATATACAGTGCGTACTTCAGCATGACTGATGGCAGTACCGGGTTCCTGGATTCAATGAAAAACCAGAGTCCGTTCACCCTGGCTATCATGGTCTGATTGTTTGCGATCAGTTCCTTATTCCCGTAGTCCGTGCTCAGCTCGTTGATCTGCTGGCCGTCCGCAATCAGGATGGAGTACGGTGTGATGCCGAACTCTACTTCCTCTTTGGAGTACCAGTACTTGTCCGATGTACACCAGCCCAGGCCATCGTTCAGCGTTTCATACACTGCCAGGAGCCCTGGTTTCTTTGGTGCCAGATCGACACCGTTAATGGCCTGCTCTACTCCATAGTGCGTGTTTACCGGACAGGCGGCTCCGCTGTTCATCTCGAAGTACCCCGCGTTAACCGTGCAGGCTATAATCAGATCCTCGGAATCATAGTCCTTGATATCCTTTACCTGATCCTCACCGGCAGAGATGATGTACAGTCCGTACTCTTCGTATCCCTTGAAGACAACCAGATCCGCACCGTCAAACGTACGGTAGTTTACACCGTATCTGAAACTATCCATCGTCCATTCCTTCCAGCGCAGCGCGCCCATGATGTCCTTCTTCAGATCCTTCATCAGGAATCCCTGGTTTCCGCCCTGCCGCTCGCCGAAGAACTGACCCTTGTAATACATTGCGATGTGGGAATCAGGACACGAAGATCCCTTGTCCCATATGCACCAGTCTCCGTCTCTCAGCTTCGCGGGATCTGTGATGTAATCGAACCATTGGCTGTATCCCAGCTGGTCCTTGTAGATCCAGTATCCGTTCGCCCAGTTGTTCGGTGTGGCTTTTACAGGGATGCCTGCCCACTTGCAGAATACCTTAAAACCATCAACGCACTGCACATCATACGCTGCATCATAATCTATCCGCTGGCCTATGTACTTACTTACAAACTCACTCGGTTTCATATCAGTTCACTCCTATGATCGCGACACCGTAACGGTTGTTGCACTTTACCGATACGCTTTCCCCACTCGCCACGTTGTCCTTGGTCCATCCATAGGCGGAGTTGCTGGAGCTGCTTCCGTCATGGTACTGCTGCGTCCATCCGCTGCCGGTTGTAATGGAACAGTTTGCGTATCCGCCGGTGGTGATGATTGCTTTCTTGTATGCCTTCGTAAACGTATGGCTGATCGTTTGGTTTGATCCCGCCTGGTGCTTCTCTATCACCACTTCCTGGACTGCACCACCCGTGCCGGTCACCGTTCCTGATCCGTTGTGGTATCCTTCCGGAATCGTATATGTAGATCCGGATGCCACCGTTTCTGTCACGGCTCCGTTGTTGGTCATAGATCCTGTGAGCTGCGTTGTCGCATCATCCTTGTAAAACTTCTTTCCGGACAGCACATCACCTGCCGCTGCGTCACCCGTCAGTGTGTCATGGTTTATAGTCAGAGCAAAGTTTCCTACATATCCACCTACCGGAATGTTTGCTGTTCCCGGTGAAAGTGTTCTGTAAAACGTTGAATAGTTATCCATAGATCCCGTGACCTTTTCACCATTCACATATGCTGTCTTGCCGGAAATGATGTTCCCAGCTGCGGCATCCGCGTCCGTTGTGTCATCGAACTGTGCCGTTCCTCCGCCGGTCTTCGGGAGCTGTACCGCAGGCACATTGGAATATGATGCTCCCATCAATGTAATGTTTTGTGCCATGCTTCACCCCCTTATGAGATCGACAGAATATGTGTAGTGCTGTCCTGGCTGATCGAAGGTAAGGCAAGAGATCCGGATACACCCAGCAGCGTGACACCGCTTTTGATATTGCTTGCGATGATCTTGTCCTGCTCCGTAGAGCTGATCTGTACCGTACCGCCGGATGTGTATCCTGCCGGGATGTTGACAGATCCAGCTTTTGTGCTGATTGTTCCGCTAGTAGATCCGTTGTTGGCCATGCTGCCTTCGATCTCTCCGGACGGACCATATGCCTTCTTCCCGGTCAGGATATTAGCCGCAACAGCGTCCGCACCGGAAGTGTCGAAGAACTTTGCTGTTCCGCCTCCGCTCTTCGGGATGTCCACTTCAGGTACGTTCTGATAGGTGACACCGTTGATTGTTACATTCTGTGCCATATTCACTCCTTAACTCACTGTAAGGACTGCACCGTTCCAGGTGATCAGTCCATAGTTCTCAGGTATCGGATTTACAGTGATATTCCCCGATGCCATCTTCTGTCCGATCGGTATGATCTGTGTCTCCTGTGTCGGTGTGAACTCATACGGTCCGGTGTAGTATTCAAACGCGGTTACCTTCTGGAACTCCCCAAGCTCAGCCTGGAAGCTGTAGTTTTCCTTCAGGATACCGTCAAGGGTTTCCCCTGTATCGAACCGTACTTCCAGCGTCATATCACACCGTCCTTCAGGATATCGCCGACCGTAGACTCGAATATCTCGCTGGTATATGCTGCGCCGGAAGATGTCCTGCACCGAAGCTGGATGTCCACAACATTGCGTGCATTCAGCTTCAGCGTGTCTTCCTGCGTCAGCGTCCACTCCAGGTATCCGTCACCGACCTCAGCCTGGCTCAGATCCTTTTCAATCGTTGTTCCGCCATTCTGCTTTATGGTCATGTACGCCGTCATGATGTCCGATGTACTGATCTCAGAGAATGTGAACTTCATTGTCGGTGTTGTGCCTCGTATCATAGGATCACCCCACTTCTTCAAGCTGGAAAAATTTAACTGTCCCTTTTTCCTTTGCCCTGTTGACCAGCGTAGTTACCGCAAGCACCGTCAGCTTCATCGGATCGAGATATGTCATCTTCTCAAAGTCCACTGCGTGAATTGTGTAGCCTGCACCGATTCTTGAGAACACATAATCGGCAGGACATTCTGTAATTTTCATATGTTACCCCCTTACTGCGGCAGTTTCATACCGTATACTTCCGCTGGAACCAAAGCTCCTGCAAGATTTCCGGATGCACCCACCTTGGATGCGTTACTGAATTTAATAGATGTATTGGACACATACTCGAATGTCCGTGCGTACATTGTTCCTTCACCGTAATAGGCCAAAGGGAATCTTCCTTGATTTGTGCCGGTGCAAGTTACAACAAGTGATACAGGCATGATGGTTTCATAGTCTACACTTCCGTCTGCCTTCCATCTTCTTGCCGTTACTCTGATGTAATCAAAGTCAGTCATGGACTGTGACAGTGTGATAGTGGTTCCTGAATAATCTGCCTGCGGAGATGGATTTGTCCAAATCTTTGTCTGCGTTACAGATCCGCTCCCCCCTGTTCCCTTTACCATTACACTCATATTTTCTGCACCACCTTAATCAGAATATGAAGAGGAACACTCGGAACAGTGCCGTATGCCGTTACCATATTTGTTGTTGCGCTGCCTACGATCTTTGCGGAAGACCATGCGTCCACTTCACTTTCATCTGCCACGTTATCTGCATCCAGCGCAATCTCAATGTCATATTCGGAAGACGAATAATCATCCTCAAAGGAATACGTTGTACCTACCCAATCTGCTACTGCCATTGTTGCTGTTGTATAGACCGGCCTGCCTTCCAGCGCAGTGACCCTTGTCTGCAATGCACTCACATCCGCAGGAAGTGTACCTACAAGATCGTCAAGATCCGCAAGTGCTGCCATGATAGCCGCAATCGCAACAGGATCGTCCTGCGCAGCCGCAATAGCCGTAATAGCTGTCTTCACCTCTGTGTTAAGGTATTCCTTTACCTGGGTGTGCAGGCTCATAAGCTGCTGCCGTACCTGCGCTTCTGTACTCGGATCAGGGTATGCCTGTGCATCCAGGAATCCCTGCTCCGGTGTAAAACTGAATTCATTTATTGCCATTACTTCACCTTCTTTACCAATGTCCAAAGGATTCTGATGCCACTCAAGCTCATATCCTTGTGTACCTCATCGTTCCACATATAGACACCAAGCATAACGAATTTCTTCATCCTCAGTTTCCTGGCAAACACTCTGGCAAACCGGACAGGATTCCATCCGAATGTTGTCCATTTGAACGTTCCCCAGATCCTGGAAGGAACGATCAGATCCCTTGGCTCTTCCGTTCCGTTCACATCTTCATTCGTAATGTACCGGATGTGGGTTATGGACGGCGTGTCACCTCTCTGTTCGATGTAGATCCACTTCGCATTCTTTTCATATTCGTATGCACTGAAGTCCATCATCGGTGTCATGTAATGTGCCGGGATCGCCTTACCGAAGTCATCCAGGTTGAACCCCAGCTTGCAGAGCTTGTTGTCCTTGGCAAAATAGCACTCCCGGTTCATGACCATGTATCCGTTCATGTAGATGTTGTCCCACTTGAACCATGCGGTACGTTTCGCTGCCTGATCCACGGAGATCCTGTCTGACTGTGAGAACGGGCTGTTGGTGTAATCCCACGCATATGCTGTTCCACTGCATACCAGGATGTACTTGCCGTCATAGTTGATTGCGATCGCCTTCTCCAGATCCGCTTCCTGCAGGAGACCGGCAGCTCTGTGTCCGCCGTTGATATTCCTGGATACAATGCGTACGTTCCGCTCATCCTCGATTACGGTAGAGCACAGCGTGCAGATTCCCCATTCCGTAGACCCCCATGTAAGACGGTTGTCTACGTAGAGAATCGTATCCGGCATATCGCATCCCATTTCAATATTGACCTGTGCAGATACGAACTGGGCTACATAGTCACCACTGCTGTCCTGTTGGTATGTGTAACTGATTGCGTACATCTCAGTAGGTTTGAATACGATCAGATTGTTGTACTGTGTGCCGAAGCCGGTGATATCCTCTTCACCGTTTCCCACGGTCGCATTATTTGATTCCGGGAAATACGATGCGTCAAACACATAAGAGAAGTAATATGTACTGTCTCCATTGCCGGCAAGGAAAAGACGGGAGTTGTTCTGCCCGCCGTATGCTGCCCAGTATTTGTTGTTCAGGATCGAGTTGATATATTCTGGCTCTGTTTTATACGCAACGATCTCCACATTGTTCTGCTTTGCCGGAGGAGCCGAATTGAACGTGATCACCCCGGTCTCCCGGTTTACCGTGAAGTCCGTACCTTCCGTCTTCTCAACACCGTCTACAGTCGCCTCTACAGGAGTGTTGTCCAGATTCGTCATCTTGTCCAGGAGATGGTACTGTGTGGATGTTCCGTCACCGTTGTACGTAACTCTGAATCCGGCACCCAGTCTGTTATAGTCATCGAACAGATCAACATATGATCCGTCCGGTTTAGCGTTGATGCCAATGTCCGGAATATACGGCACTACTGGGGTCATTTCTTCTCCGTCATACTGCAAGTACACAGATCCGTTCAGAAAGTACAGCATACGGTTGAAATTGAAGAAGATTCCTTTCTTCGCCGCAATACCGCTGTCTTCATACACGGGAGTAGAACTGCTCCCTGCCCATTTGTAGATAGCGTTACCACTCTGCAGGAACAGGCAGTCTGCGTACTTGCCAATCGCCAGGATGTTATCGGTGAACGATTCTAGAAGTACCTGCCCGTACCGCTTGCCGAAAGACCCGTTCTTCAGCATCATGTTCAGCATATCCGGACTCTGACCTACGTCCAGCTGATATTCCAGGTCCTCGATGTTCAGGCCTCCGTAACCGGGTGTGTTCAGCTCCATCGTCCGCCACTTCGCCGGTGCCATCTTATCGAGCTGTTTCATACCTTACCCCCATCCGTATACATCCTTCATCGGGACCTCTGCGAATTTCATGTACCTCTGTTGTGCATTCTGGTACAACGCATCAAAGATGTTCACATTCTCATGATCATCATCAATCCACAGGTATTTCGCCAGACCCAGCGGAAGGATCTCGTTGATCATCTCTTCCTCATAGTTCAGACGGTCAGTCTCATTCCTGATCACCGGCCGTTTGTACAGCGGACTGAGTCCCTTTTCTGTCCTGATCGAGTTGTTGATATCGAAATTCTCTGAAAGGACGATGTTCAGCCACGGGATATAGTTTTCGTCAAAGTCCACGCTGTTCAGTCTTTCAAACATTAGAGCTTTGACATTCTCATACATTTCCTCTGCTGTCATAGCGCCACTCCTTTCTTATGCAAAAGAAGGGGCAGCCGATAATGACTGCCCCTGTATTGGTGTACTACAGACTCAGAATACCTTCGTACTTCGCGACCAGAACGCCCTTTTCGAACGCATCCAGTACATGCGCGTCACCACGGTAACGGCCTTCGATCAGTGTTCCGCTGATACCAGGTACATCGTTGCGGATGAACAGCTCGTTCAGCTTCGTAGGAGCTACAACAGACTTCTTGTTTACGAACAGCGCCTGGACCAGGTATGCCTTGCCTGCATCGGCATCGTAGTAGTTGAGATAGTCATCCGGTGTCTCTACGACCAGGAAGCCCATGCACTTGCCGACAACGCCATTGGTCAGCAGATCCTTGTTCAGGGAATCAGCAGAGATAAACTCAGGGTTACGCAGCAGCTTCGCATAGGTAGCTGCGGAAACGTATGCATACTGTTCCTTGCCATTGACCGGGATCGCTGCATTGAAGAACTTGCTGTGAGCATCGATGAACATATCCAGGACAGTGTCCTTCGTGACTGCGGCAGTTACGGAAGATGTCTGTCCGGCTTCCTTCGCCCACTTGATCAGTGCGTACTTGTCGAAGAACGGTGTGACCTGTTCGCCGACCTGTGCATTGACCACTTCGCCGGATCTCTTCGCATGCATCTGATCATCGTTGTTGCCGCGGTCAACAGTGATGGAGAAGGACTTGTCCAGGGTGATTGCCATCTCCTGCTGTGTGTCCTGCAGTTCCGCAGGGGAACCATATCTCCATGTGCCGCTCTTCACATAGTCATTCAGCGGCTGTGTTACCGGTGTGTAGACATGGATGGAGTTGACTCCGTCCCAGCTGTATTCTTCGTTTGTCTTTCCCTGGAGAAGGGACTTGCGGGTATAAACGAGCGCCATCTTGGACTCGTATTTGGTAGCAAGATTAATTGCCATGATCTTTTAATCCTTTCCTAATAGACCTGCAAGGAACGGATCAGATCCGATATCATCCGCGTTGTTTGCGGATACTTTGCCTACAGACTTCGCCTTGTTGCCTTCATTCCGTCTCAGTGTGGCGATTGTCTTCTTCAGCTCCGCATTCTCATATGCATGGTACGCGCTCATCAGCGTCTCTCCGGCATTGATCCTTTCCAGCACTTCACGCGGCAGCTTGGTAATGTCCACATCAGGATATTCTTCTGCGAACTGCATTACCTGTGCTGCAGCTACCTGCTGTTTTTCGTTCTGGATCGTCTGCAGCCGCTGTGCCTGCTCTGCCTGCTTCGCACTCTTCTGCTGTTCATAGGCAAGCTGTGCGTATTCAAGCGCTGCATTGTCATCCACTCCCGGATGGCTCTGCTTGTACTGCTGTGCGATACGGTTCAGATTTGATCTTTCCTGCAGTTGGTTCAGCCTCTCTACGTAGGTATTGACATCAAGACCTGCATTCTGTGCCTGCTGTTCGATCAGCTGCCTGACCGGGTCATTCTGCAGGGTTTCCAGACGGTTCAGGATCTTGTCATAGTTCCTGCCCTTCTGTGCAAGCTCGATTGCCTGTTCCCTTGTAAGAGCTTCGTCCGCTCCGTTGTATCTGATGTTCAGGAACGGCTCTTCTTCTGTTGGTTCGGTCTGAGTTTCCTCAGGTGTGACCTCGGTTTCCTTTGCTTCGCTCTGGAACGGTTCGGATTCATTGGTATTGAAATCGTCCGTGTCAAAGCTGAAATCACTGGATTCCGGTGCGGATGTCGTGTCGATAGACTGGTTTGTCATTTCTTCCGGCATATATTTCTCCCTGCGCTATGGTTGGCGCTTTATATAAAAAGGCAGTTGGTGTGCTGCCCTCTTACATCTGAGTTGTCTGCGGCATCGCTGCCATCTGTGCCTGCGCCTGTGCAAGCATCTCCTGCTGTCTCTGCGCTTCTTTCAGTTTCTCTACAATCTTGGCTTTGTTGGGAACGTACTTGTCCGGGATGCCTTCCAGGTAAATCACCGGATCTGTAATGATTCCCTTGCTGAACAGGTTGTCCATCGTCTGGATCTGCGTTGTCTCGTTCCAGAACGTGGACTGGCCGATCGATACATCAAGGTTGTAGTTCATATGCTTCAGCGTATCGAAGTCAATGTCGATCGTTGTCATCAGCTGCATTGCCGGCTGTCCGGTAGCTGGATCTACCACCGGCTGGCCCATCTGATCGAATACCGGCTGGAATGCCTGAAGATCCTCTGCTTCCTGCTCGGTGATCTTCACCTTCCGTGTACCGTAATCCGTGGACATTACATCGATGATGCAGCGCACCACATCCTCTATGAAGTCATAGTAGGCAAGACGCTGGATCTCCAGCGGGACCGCGCTGGCCTGCTGTACTGCGATGATCGCGGATGTATTGTCCGGATTGCTCACGTTGCCCAGTGCAGCATCCGAAGCTCCCATCGTGTCCTTCGTATAGCTGATCGTCTGCTCCGCAAGGTTGAGCACCTGGTTGGAAAAGTCAGGTGCACGCAGGGAATCCATCAGTTTCCCGGCAAGGTCCATGTTCGGTACGGCAATGGCTTTTGAAATATCGTTGGTCAGCTTGCTGATCTTTGTGTTGTCATACACCGTACGCGGGAATGCATTGTTCGTTGCGTACACCATTGCCATTGCATAGATCTTGTTCACAAAGATCTGGTTCGGCAGTACATGCGTCAGCGGACTCTTCCCGTGATAGCTGTTCCTGGACTTCTCCCAGCTCATGTGTGCGATCGGATACAGCTTGTAGCTCATATCCGTTTCCTTCTTCAGCACCACTTCCCGTGTGACCTTGATGGAATGCACGGAAGATACCTGCTCCGTCAGCGGTTCCCTGGTCAGCGGATCTCTGACTACCTGTCCGTCCCTGACCATCGGGACAGCCTTCTTTTCCTTCCACAGCTTTGTGATTACCGTAGTCAGATCCTTGTTGTTCTGATTGTCCTGCAGTCCTGCAGAATACAGTGAACTCTCATCATCTGAGACGATCCTGTCGATGTCTGCCTTCGGTACCTTCCAGCCTTCCGCCATCTCCTTGACCTGCTTGGTGTACAGTCTCTGCACAATCAGTATGTACGGCTGTTCCTGTACGCTGGAATTATAGGGGTTGCCGAAGATCACGTTCACGTTGTCCATGATCTCAGCTGCGATATCACCCTTGTATTCCTGACCTGTCTCCAGATCCGGATCGAAGTTCAGATACATATCCGTATCGCCGTCTATGGCGCAGTTGCGGATGTTGATCCTCATCTTCGCCTTGATCTTGGACCGCTCGATCACCTCATCGATCTCCCTGGCAATGATGTTCGTCAGCACCTTGTTCTGCTCTGTATCATCGAAGGGAACCAGATGGACCGCAATGTCATCGGATACAAGCATGGCAACGAAGTAGTTGACCACTCGTTTGATGATATTGAATACCGGCTTTGCCAGGTTCGGTGCCTTTACACCGTGCCACTGGTCTCCTTCATAGAACCGCCAGTTCTTGTCCACCCGTTCATACAGACCTATGTTCGTGTTGTATTCCTTGCCGTCCGCATACTCTGCGTAGATATCGCCCGGCTTCTTTTTGATTTCCATTACTGTTCACCTCTGCTCTCCCCGGTAAATGTCAGCAGATTGATGATCTGCCTTATCTCCTCCAGCTCTTCCTTAGTGAGCTGATCCTTCGGTTCTTCTTCCTTCCTGCTGCTGATCACCAGATAAAGCGTTACGGCTCCTGCAGCGCACAGGATCATCATCATGAGTAAAACTACCAGTATGATCAGAATCGTCTCCATATTCACTCCCCGTACGATAAGAAAGCATCGTAGTCATCGATGCTCTTTTCCTCTTCCTCTTGTTCCTTTTCCTGCTCTCTTGCCTGCGGCAGGATGTATACGGTAATGGCAAACGCCATCACGCAGTCATCGTGTTCTCCGGGTGCCGCCTCCGGTCTCCCCTTGTCATTCCTGACGAATGTCAGCATCTCCTTCAGCAGATCCGGATCTTCGATCATGCCGGCATAGTCTTTCAGATAATCCACCAGCATCGATATGATGATCGGTCTGGTCACTGAAGTAGTACGGAAGCCGAACCGCCGCACCGTTTTGTTCAGGTACGTGTCTTCCACTTCCCGGACATACTGGTTCATGTATCCGTGTTCCTGCAGTCTCATGGTCGTATAGGATGAGAAGTTCACCTCTACACCGATCATGGCTTTGTTGTAATAATCACCCAGCCTGAGAAGCTGGTGCTCAAAGAATCCTTCGTCTGTCTGCATCTTCAGTGCAGCAACCTGATGGAAGTCCGCCTTGTCCATGACATACGCACGGAAGTAGTCAGATCCTTCTCCGGCTGTATCAGCTCCGATTGCATATACATGCCCTGGCTCCGGTTCCTTCCAGATCCTGATCACTCCGTCCGTGTCTGTGATGAATCTGCCGTCATCCAGGAAGTTGCCTGTCCTTACCGGTGCCGTGACCTTCTGCAGTCTGCGGTACACAATATCCGTATCAAACACCGTACTGCCGGATGTGAGGAATGCCTCTTCCGGATTCGATGGGTATTCCTGGTGGAACTGATCCACCGAACCGCCGCATAAAGTACGAATCGCATACCGTCTCCACATGATCTGCTCGTTGTCCAGGCTGTACAGCTTCTGCAGCGCTCTCTCATCTACATCGAACTCCTCTCCGCTGTACGGTTGCCTGTATTCCTGCATCTCAAACCATGGTATGAACAGCGCTATGAATCCGTTTTCGCCTGATACAGCACGATCCCACAGTTTCTTGAAGTAGTTATAGCCGTTCGCTGTAGACTCCACTACAAGCACGGAACGCCCTGCTGTAGGCAGTGTCTGCAGAAGACCCGTCATCTGGTCCTCGATCGAAAGACCTTCATGCTCCTGCCAGAATGCCAGCTCTGAAAGATGCATGTAGTTGTAAGTAGATCCACGGCCTATTCCCGAAGATCCCGCCAGTGCGACTTTGATGCTGGATCTCAGTCCGGGATTCCTTACAAGCTCCTTCTGGTCGTGTGTCGGATTCTCAAAGGTCAGTGTCTTGGAATTGCTGTACTTCACCATCGGCTGCAATGGCAGCGGCAGGCAGTCATGGTACAGCTTCGCCATTGAGAAGATCTTCGCTGTGCTCTCCGGCGTGTGTCCTACGATCAGCGCATTCTTGTCATGGTGCGTCATCGTCAGACAGGATATGATCGCCTCGGTCATTGTACTGATCCCCAGCTGCCGCGCTTTCAGGATCACTACTCTGAAAGGTTCGTTGCTGTTGTACTTCTCCCGGAACAGTTCATACAGCTTTTTCTGTGCCGTGTTCGGATGAAGATGCTGCAGGCCTGTATCCTTGGTCTGTATCATCATGTACTTGTTGATGTACTGATAGACCGATATCATGCCTGGATTTCTTCTTCCTCGTCATGCAGATATTCTTCCAGCGTCATGTGACCGCTGACCGTCAGATCCTGCTTCACCTCGATCTGCTGGGTATCCTGGTATCCGTTCACCTTCAGCAGGAATACGATCCCGTTTCCGTATCCCTGTCCTTTTTCAAGCATCTTCTCCCTCTTCCGGTTCACCATGTCCTTTGCATACTGGCATGCCGGTGCATATTCCGGATTCTTGCAGTATTCATAGAATGTCGATGTCACTATGCCGCATTCTATGCATAATCCCGGTATGGACCATTCTTCTGCAGGCTGTTCCCGGAAGAATTTTCTGACGGCTTTCTCCCAGGTATCGGGAGTGTGCTTTCTGAATTTCCATCCGCTCATTCTGTCGTGTCCGATCTACATTAATTGGCAGTCTTCTTTGTAGCTGTCTTCTTCTTTTCCTGCAGGACAAGGATCAGCTTCTTGAATATTTCCCGGGATACGCGCATCCTTTCTCCGTCAATGAAATGCAGCTGTTCGCTGGATTCGTCATAGTATGTGATCTGTTCAGCGTTGATCCATACCGTCTCGTTCAGTTTGATCAGTTTCATTTTCCTTCTTCTCCTTTTCGATAAGCGCTGCTGGTTTTGCAGTGCTCCATCCGCACCGGCATTCGTAGTAATAGTCGCCGTTGTAGAGTTTTCTCTCCACGGTTCTTCCGCACTTCCTGCACTTCATATTCATCACCTCACAAAGCAAAAGACGGATTGCTCCGCCTTATGCTGCATAACTATTTGGGGACAGTATTGCTTAATGCTCTTTTACCACACGCAGGGTGGTAGTTTTATACCATTTCATATTTTTCTGATTGCCCGCCTCACGTATCTCACCATTGTCCTGTATGCATTGGCATAGTGATGCTTCATCTCTACCGCTTCCATCGGTGTGCCGTTGAAGAAGTCACGGACGAATTCCGTCTCGCCGGATCTCATCAGTATCTGATAGTATCT